TGAACTGTATTGGGATTTAGGGGATGGGCAGGGTTTAGTTCCTGTTCCTGATTCGGCTTATTCAAGTGTTCCTGCTATTCCTGTTGAACCTGTTACGCCTGAACCGCCTGTAACACCTGTAACGCCTGAACCGCCTGTAGTTATCCCTGACCCGCAACCTACTTCTTTGCCCCCTGTAGTTATCCCGCCTGTAATTGTCCCGCCTGTAGTTATTCCCCCAGTTGTAGTTCCGCCTATAGTTGTCCCGCCTGAACCTAAACCGCCTATAGTTGTCCCGCCTGTAGTTATCCCTGACCCTGTTCCGCCTGTAAATGTTCCTACAGCTGAAACTACTTTGCAAGATTTGACTAGCAATGCCCCTGCGGATTTGACTGATGCGCAGGTTGCACAAATTCAGGCGGTTGCTTATCAAGTGTTGGAATCTGCACCTGAAAATTCCCCCCAGTATGAGCAAGCTCTAAATGCCTTGTATGTTGCAGCGCAAGCGGATGATATTCAAGTAGATTCTGCACTTGCTTCTATACCTGGGGTTGGTGCGGTTGCTGTAGGGCTAACTAACGCTATAAACGCTATAGGTAACCTTGGTGCGGACATGTCCCCTGCGCATAGAGCTGCAGCTAAGAAAGAAGTAGTTGCGGGTGTGGTTGTAACTCAAATTGCTGTTGGTGCTTCAGGTATGGCAACTCAAATTTCTGCTTCTAGTTCAGGGGCAGGGACTTCTACAAGAAAGAAAAACTAATGAAAAATTTCTTCAATGATCTAGTAGGCCAGATTTGGACTTTACTAGGTATGTTTGTTGCGTGGATTGTTTTGGAAGGTTCAGCAAAAACTATTGTTGGTTATCTGATTATTGCAAGCGTATTTATTTGGATTGCCACTTATTGGATTAGGAAAGAATGATGGCGGAATGTAAAAGTTGTAATACAACTGAAGGCATAGTTTATTCAGGCATTGATGCCTTACTTTTGGGCATTGATGGGGCAGAAACAGGGACTTTATGTTATTCCTGCGCAAATAAGGCTAAAACCGAATCTGTTACGCCTGAACCTAAAAACTAATACTGATACCTATAAAGATATCTGTAAAGGCTTCTAGGGGCGTTTTAGGGCGTTTTTAGGCTAGATTTCTTGCTGGCGTTTCAAGATTCTGCGCTGGGCAGGTGTAGAACCGCCCCAAATACCAAAATCTTCATACAAACCTACCCGCAAGCATTTAGCCATGACTGGGCAACGCAAACAAATTTCCCTTGCAGTTTGTTCTGCTAACGCTTTAGTTTTCAAATCATTTTTAGGTTTTATGTCTTCTGGAAAGAAAATGTTTGGCACTTTCTCGCACTCAACCCCGCCTATTTCGGCTATAGCTTCATGTAAATCTATGGTGATGTGATCTAGCCTAAAAATGTCTGCGGTCATGTTTATAGTTTAGTTATGACCAACCCTAAAATAAATGAAATCCTAGGTAACGCAGTTTTCCTAGGTGACTACGCAAACAATTCTGAAGAATGGCATGCACTAAGAAATCAAGATGGTGTTATTTCAGGTTCAGAAATAGGTGCAATCCTTGGCCTATCCCCTTTCACTTCCGCCATGACTTTGTGGGCAGAAAAAACTAACAGGCTAGATAAGCAAGTTGTAGGAAATACAGCTATGCGCCTGGGGCAGTTAGTTGAACCTGCGATTCGCACCCTTTATCAAGAACAGCATCCTGATCATGTGGTTCAAGAAGTTGGAACTTATGCAGCTAAAAACTTTGATTGGATGCACGCTAACCCTGATGGTATTTGTTTGACCGCTGATGGTGAAGCCTACATTTTGGAAATCAAACATACCGCCACTTATTGGGATTCTGTTCCTGAACACTATAAGGCGCAAGTGTTTTGGTATATGTATGTTTTTGGTTTGAAGCGTTCAGTTTTTGCTGTAGTCAATGCGTGGCGTTACAAAGAATATGAAGTTCTTTGGGATGATTTTGAATGGCAAGCAATTTTTCAGCAAGTCAATAGATTCCGCACCAATGTTTTAGAAGATACTGTTCCAGATTGGGATGGTTCAGAATCAACTTATGAAACTGTTCGCAAGTTATCCCCAGATGTGGAAAACCGCAATGAAGAACTAGGCCAGTTAGGTATTGAACTTCATTTAGCGCAAGATAAATTTGATGAAGCTGAAAACTATTTGCGTGAAGCCAAATCAAGAACTATTGCAGCTTTGAATGGTGCTAAGAATGGAACTGTTGATGGTGAAATTGTTTGCACTTTGTCGCAGCGTGCAGGTGGAACACCATACCTAACAATCAAAGGAAAGAAATAAATGCCAAAACTAAAAGATATTGCAGGCCTAAAAGTGGGCGATAAAGTTGCGATTGTTATCAATAACACCCCTAAAGAAAACACTTCAGTTTCAGGGATTCTTACTGGAATCAATAACTGGACTGAAGATAAGGTTGCGTTGCAGATTCGCGATTTACCGCAATGGATTTATCTTGAAGATAATCACACTGTAACCTGGAGTGAAAGATAATGGCTTACTTTGACTTATCGCAATACCAAACTGTTCAGGAAAGAATTGACCTGTTTTGGCAACGCTTCCCTAATGGCAGATTGAACCTTGAATTGGTTTCTTTTACGGAACAGCAAGTTATTTTCAAGGCAGAATGTTACGCCAATCGGGATGATGTTTTTCCTATGGCAACTGATTTTGCTGAAGAAAGATTTGGTAGTTCACCTGTAAACAAAACTTCTTTTGTTGAAAACGCAGCTACAAGTGCAACGGGCAGATGCCTTAGTGCTTTAGGCGGGGATTTTAGCCCTAAAGGTAAACGCCCTTCCGCTAGTGAAATGGATAAGGTTGAACGCTTGAACGCTAAACCTGCAACACCAACAAAGAATTGGCAGGCGTTACTGGATAACATCAATGATCTGGATGGTTTGCGTAGCCTTTACAATGAAGCTAAACAGGGTAAAGCCCCTAGTAGTATTCTTGAATCAATCAAGGTAAAGGCAGATGGAATCAACGGAAATACAGCAAGCAATTAGAGTGCTTGAAGCTAACATTCGGGAACTAACTGAATTAGTTGATTCTTTACAAGACCCGTTAGAACGCGGTAAAGTGTTATGTAGGTTGATTGACCAAAATAGGCTTTTGCTTAGTTTGGCGAGAACCTAAATCCCCTTTCAAATGAGAACCCCTGAACTTCGGTTTGGGGGTTTTCCCTATATTTGGGCGTTTCGGATTTGCAGTTTTAGCTGTAGTTATGTTTAGATTCTTCAATGGACAAACGCGGTAAAAGAGATAATTTGCAAACCCATGAAGTTGGTGATTTGCTTTGTGAACAATGCGGAAAGATTATCCGTTACGATAACTGGTCTAGGCGCAAGTTCAAAGGCCAAGAATACTTGAAATGTTCCGATTGTAGGGCAGTTCAAACCTATAAGGTTACTTACCGCCATAAGATTTTGGGGCTGATTACTTGTATGCCTTGGCAATTTGAAGTTGATGCTGATCTAAACCCGATAAAGGATGGGAAACTATTTCGCCCAGGTATAAGGATTTGTGGGCATAAGGATTGCGTAGTTGTAAGCCACATTTTGCCTGAAAAACCTGAAGATATGCAGGTGCAAGATGTCTAAGTTCAAAATTGGCAGTTTGTTTTCTGGTTATGGCGGTTTAGATTTAGCGGTTATGAAAGTTCTTAATGCTGAAGTGGTTTGGCATTGTGAATATGAAGAAGCCCCTAGTAAAATTTTGAAACATCATTTTCCTAATGTCCCAAACTTAGGGGATGTAACTAAAATAGATTTTTCTAAAGTTGAACCTGTTGATGTTCTTACAGGTGGTTTTCCTTGTCAGGATGTTTCCCTTGTGGGCAAACAGGCAGGGTTGAAAAGAAATACTAGATCAGGCTTATGGCATGAATTTGCTAGAGCTATTGAAACACTAAAACCTAGATTGGTGGTAATTGAAAATGTTAGGGGACTTCTCACAGTTGAAGCCGATAACGGAATGGAATACACAGCTGAAGTATTGGCAGAATTTGGAAGCAGACCTGTTTTCACCGCTATACATGCCGTTCTCGCAGACTTGGCCGCTATTGGGTATGATGCGAAATGGATTAGTGTTCGGGCAAGTGATGCAAACGCCCCCCATGCTAGATTCAGAATCTTCATTATCGGATTTACTTCCAACCCCGATAGTGCGGGATTACAAAGATGGACAAGCCCCGTCAATGCGTGATGGTCAAGTGCAAACCGATACTGTAGGCAGGGCAGTTATGAATTCAGGCGAAATAACTTCTGAATCCTGGGGCAAGTATGAACCTGCAATACGAAGATGGGAAGCAGTTACTAGACCTGCACCAAATCCTATAAAGCATGATGGTAAAGATGGTTTACCTAGACTTGCGCCAGAATTTGCTGAATGGATGATGGGGTTGCCTGCAGGATGGGTTACTAATCCTGAAATTGGTTTGACTAGAAATGAGCAGTTGATGGCTATTGGTAATGGTGTTTGCCCGCAGCAAGCTGAATTAGCTTTAGAGATTCTTTTACAAGATTGGGATAAGAAATGACTTTTGAAGAATGGCTTGAAATTGGTAAGCAAAATAAATGGGCTAGTGATCCAATTTGTGATTCCCACGATACTTATCCAGTAACTAAAGAAGAAGTAGAACTTTATGATGATGGTGAAAGGCCTTGTATAGACATAATCAGGCTTTACAAAACACCTGAAGAATTTGATAAAGCTGAAAATAACAAATAAGGACAAAATGAAAACAAAGAAATACAAGTATGAAGATTATGAAGCTGTATGGCAGGGCAGTCAGGCGCAGGGTAATGATCTGTTGCTGTTGCTTGCTTTAGTGAAGTTTCGGCAACCTGCGGGCATGTATGCCACTAAGGAAACGCTTGCCAATCTTATGAATTGCAGCGTTGATACTGTTGAACGCAGTTTGAAACGCCTAAAGGATTCGGGTGAATTAGCCTGGGTGAAGGGCAATAATTTTAGTAAGCGTGCTAACCGCTATTTCATTTTGCTACCTAATTTAGATAAAGATACCCCCGCATATTCAACCGCAATCTGCGGTAACGAACCCCCGCAATCTGCGGTTTTATACCCCCGCAATCTGCCCCCCCTAAACAGTAATGAAACAGAAATGAAATATATAGAGAATTTGAAGTTTGATTTTACGCCTAATAGTGATTGTTTTAGGTTGTCTATTCAGGTTAGGGATGATTTGACTGTTCAACAGATTTTGGATGCTAAGGATAGGTTTACGCTTCACCCTAGTTTTAGGCTTGCAGCTGATTCGCAGATTATGTCTAGGTGGTTGCAATGGTTACAGAATGAACCTAAATCTATCTTGCCTGTAGGCGCTTCGCGCACTAAGGGGGATGTAGCGTGATTGATCGCATTGATTGGGAAGAATTGGTTATTGGTAGTTTGATTGTGAATCAGGGTTTGGGGTTTGCTGAACTTGCTGTTACTGTTGATGATTTTGCTGAACCTTGGTTTGTTGAAGCTTTTCAGGTTATGTCTAACCAATACAAAAATAAGCAATTCTTTGATTTGTTTACTGTTTTGGGCGAAATCAAAACGCCTGTAGTTAGGCAAAGGGTTGCTGATTCTTTGCAGTTTGCTGTTACCCCGCAGAATGTTCATTTTTACGCCAGTAAGGTTTTGGAAGAATCGGTTGAACGCCAACTGAATTTGCTTGCCTTGGAGTTGCAGCAGGGTGGGGATGTTCAGGCGAAGATGGATAAGGTGCGTAGCAAGTTAGATCAGTTGAAGCTTGCTGAAGCCCTTGAACTTCCTGATTTGCGATGGGATTTGCAACTTATGTTGAATGACATTTTGAATCCTAAACGCACTTTGGAAACCTGTTTTAGTGGTTTGAATAGGTTGATTGTTGGTTTCAAGCAGTCAGGTTTGTATGTGATTGGTGCGCGCCCTGGGGTTGGTAAAACTGTGGTTGGTATGCAGTTAGCGTGGGAACTTGCCCGCAGTCAGGATGTTTTGTTTTTTAGTTTGGAAATGGATAAGGCTAGTTTGTTGAATAGGGTGGTTGCAGGTGAGCTTAGGATTCCGTTGGATAACATTGAACGCGGTAATTTGCTTGACCATCATAAATTGCAGATTCAGGAAATGATTAGAACTGTTGAATCTAAAATGGTGATTTCGGATAGGGGCGGGCAAACTGTAAATCAGATTAGAAGCTATATTCAGGCGGTTATGGTAAAACGCCCTGTCAAGGCTATTTTTATTGACTATTTACAGTTGATTGCAGCTAATAACCCTAAAGCCCCTAAGTATGAACAGGTTAGCCAGATTTCTATGGATCTAAAGAATTTGGCTAAAGAATTTGGTGTTCCTGTTATTGCCTTAGCCCAGTTGAATAGGCGTATTGATGGGAAGCCTGAAGAACGCCCTACAGCGGGGGATTTGCGTGATTCTGGGCAGATTGAACAGGATGCGGATGTTATTGTGATGTTGTCCCGTAAGCAAAGTGAAGCCGATATTGTGGAAGATAAAAAGATTGCTACAGGCCTTTCTGCCCGTTTCTATGCGTTAGGTCAAAAGTCACTTATGATTCTGGATGTTGTAAAGAACCGCCATGGTGCTACAGGTTGGTTTGAAGCTAAGTTTGATGGGGAATTTTCTAGGGTTAGGGAAGAACTTGCAAGATAATCAGGTTGAATGTCGCAGATGCGGGTTCAAGTGGATGGTTAGCGCAGAAAAGCGTGGGCGGAAGGATTTGCTTTGCGTTAGTTGTAGGCAGAAACCTGCTACAACTATTCAATACGGGAAGTTGCGGTGCATCCCCCATCAAGGCCAGTTGGATGATGATCTAAATCCTATTGATGATGCAGGTAATCTTATTGAACCTGGGGAAAGGGTTTGCGGTCATAGGGATTGTGTGAATAGTGTTCACATTGTCGCGGGTTGATGCTAAAGTGTTTTTGCTTTACAAATAAAAAAATAAGTTCCTACGAGAAAGAAAAAAATGGCTACAGTAAAAGTTACAGGTAAAGTTTCAAAAGTGTTTGGTGCTTCAGCGCAGGGTTTATCTTTGGTTGAATCATACAAATCAGCTACGGGTGAAGATTACACGCGTATTTGGACAGCATGGTTTGCGGTTGCCCATAACCTTGATGTTGATGCTGAAGTTACCCTAGTTGGTCAGCTTTCAACAAAGATTGAAGAATATCAAGATCGCAATGGTAACCCTGCAAGAAAAGTTAAGTTGGACATCAATAATGCGCAACTGGATGCAGTCAAGGCTGCGCCTGCGGTTTCTGCGCCTTTCTAAATGTCTTGGTGGTTAGGATATTGTTTTGGCTTGCTGTTGCTAGTTGATTCAATATTTCTACCTGAACCCCTATCGGCCATTACTGGTTTGATGGGGGTTTTTCTTTGGGTGGCGGTGTGTGTGAATTATTATGGGAAGAAATAATTTTAGTTTTACTGTTTTTGGTTTTATTCCCGCCCCGCAAGGTTCAAAGAAATATGTAGGTCAAAGAACTACAGCTGCGGGGAATAGTATTCCGCTTATTGTGGAATCTTCCCCTAGGTTGCCTGCATGGCGTAAAGCAGTTTCAGATGCGGTTATTACCGCAATGCATGATTCAGGTGACAACACCCAGTTTGATGGTGGGGTGAAGGTTGAAGCTGTTTTTTATTTGCCTAGACCTAAAACAGTTAAACGCCCTGATCCGATTACACCCCCCGATTTAGATAAACTAACCCGCGCCCTACTGGATGGGATTAGTGCTAAGGGTTTGGGGGTTTGGCGGGATGATTCGCAGGTTATCAGGCTTGAAGTGTCTAAGAAGTATGCG